ATGCTAATTGTGAAGGATCTTTTTGTTCTACTAGTAGCCATTGAGGCAGTGTTCATAATGTTTCTTGAAATATTTGGCACTCAAACAAAAATGGCTCGCAAGGCTTTTGACTTGTCAAAGGAATATCTTGCCACCAAAGAAGCTAAATCATCGATGGCAAACCAAGGACTCTATAATGGCTTCATCGGTATAGGCTTGTTATACGCTCGATACGGCCTTAGTGGTGGTGCTTCATATAACGTTCAGCTTTTATTCGTGGGCTTTGTTGTGGTTGCTGCCATTTTTGGATCACTGACAGCAAATAGAAAAATCATATTGACACAAGGAAGCCCTGCAATCGTGGCACTTTTGCTGCTTCTATTCGTGCACTGATACGATTCTAACTAACCTTGAAATACGGGGTTAGTTGACTAGGTGAATATTTGTCACTTGGTTCTCATAAGCAAGTCAATATTTTTGACTTGGATAACAAGGTCCGAAATTCGGACTTAGTTGGCTGTTTCGATATTATCGAGCAGTCATTGAACTACGGAGGGAGTCGCGAATCACGACCCCCTTTTTATATGGTTATCGCAGTTCGCGACAACCGTTTCTCAAGGTACACTTGTTCAGCTTGCACCAGAATGCGTCTGTCAGCACAAAAAAACGGGCATCTCTGCCCGCCAACTGAAAATGAAAAGCTACGTAGTCAACTTCCAAAGCAGAACGATCTGCTAAACAAGAAACTGACTATTTTTATGACCAAAGAGGTTAGTGTAAATGATTTAAACACCGCATGGATTACGGAAAGGGGGAAGTAACTGACCCTCTGGTCTATAAAATGCGCCACCGGTTAGCTATGCCGTGCGTCGGTTAAAACGGATCTACCCGCTTATCGCCTAGGACTATCTTGATTATATCATAATCTCATGATTATGGATACTATACGTCTGCCGCAAACAGTCCGCGTAACTGCTGGATCATGCTAACCACTGAATACGGTGGCTCTTGGCTTGCTGTGGTCACTGCTCCACGGTTTTGATACCAGAATTCGGTCAGCATGGCAACCGCAATATCAAATTGTGAGTACGCTTGTAGCGCATCAATTTCCGCTGTGCTGTCAACCGCATTATGAACGTAGTCTTGCGCCGCTGTCAGGTAGCTGCTGATCAAACTATCGTCAGTATCAGTCTGCACACGCAGGCTATTTTTAATGTCATCAGTAGTGACAGTCATGTGATCATCTCCTATATAAAAATAGGGCGTATCTTGAGATACACCCTACACAGTTTCATTAAGCTGCTGGCTTGGTTGCCGGTGTGATGTCAACAATTCGAGCAGCATCAGGGTCAACCACTTCATAGTCGTTGCGGATCACGACAGCCAATCCCTGACTATAGCTATCGAAGCGCTCCCATTGGGTGTTGACTTCGTTCTTCTGGGCTAAGAAGATGGCTTGCGCAAAGTCCCCGATGATGATCCGATAGGTGCCAGCCTTATCTGTCGGCAATACTTTGTTAGCAATCACGATCACTGGTGCCCCAAACAGTTGCTTGCCTGATGGTGCCGTGATTGAAGGTTGTAACAGGTAGCGGCCTTCGCTGTCTTTCAGGGTATCAAGGTAGTTAAATGCGTCCTGATTGACGATAACAGACAAGGACAGTGCTGGATCTAACTCAATATTGAAGGTTTGCTTGATGTCATCGAGACCAGTACCCGTGATGTGCTTGAAGTTATCGTTGGTGCCTGTTTTACCAGTCAGAACACTGATAATGTTGCTGTTGTCCGTGTTTTGTACCAACTTCTTGAGTTGATTCTTAACCTCGGCAACAATATCAACTTCACTGTCTTCTACCAGTTCATTAGACAGATAAATCTTACCAGCACGGGTAGCAACCTTGTAGTCAACACCACGGAATAGGGTTGCATCGATCTCTGGCACGTCTGCGAGTTCCGCCTTGGTGGCTAAGACACCATTGTTAGTGAGGGCGATTGGGTAGGTGCCGACTGGGGTACCGACCTGCTTCACAGTGACGTATTTAGCTAGGTCATAGTCGGATTCCTTTAGATTCCAGACGTCTTCGATGACTTCCTTTGGTACGACAGCACCGGCAGTGGTTGTGGTCAATCCGTCACGTTGTTCACCCATGCTGCGGATGTAAGACTCGTAAGCGCGTGATTCAGTGTGTTCTTTGTTGTCGATAATTGTTTTTTCGGTCATGGTTTTATCTCCTTTTTCTGGTTGTTCAGTATTAGTTTTTAACCATTCTGTGTAGCTGCGTTTGTCCACTTGGACGTTGGTATCGTCATAGGCTGGAATAGCCACCAGTGAGACGTCAAACAGGCTCTTTACTTGCGTAATAGTACGAATCACTTGCCCGCTGTCGTCCTTAGTGAACGTGTCACCGTCTGGCGCAGCATTGAAAGTGAAACTCATGGCTGACAGGTTACCAGCTTGGACGTTGTTATAAGCATCATTTGCTGTGGTCGTATCGGGTAAGGTTGCTTCAAATTGCAAGCCTTTATCATCCACGTTTAAGGTCAAGGTGCCAGCCTTGGTGCTGGCTAAGACTTGGCTAAAATCATGGTTAGAAACCATATAGACGTCTGACAAGTCCACATTGTCGAACGCGTGTGGGTCAACGACTTCTTTAAAGCCACCTAGGTCTTTACTCGGGCTATTGAAAACTACTGCATAACCACTTAGTTTCTTTGGACCGCTAGTGGTGTCGTTCTGTTGCTGTGTGTCTGGATTGTCTTGGTCTTGACTGTCGTCTGCTGTGGTAGGATCAGCGGCAGTTAGATCAGCGTCAGGATTCAGGCGCTTTTCTACGTCATCTTGATTCATTAGACGTACTTCCTTTCTGTTTATCTTGATAAGTGACAAGGTTGCTTAGTGGCGTGTAGTTCAGCCTGGCCATAATATCATCTCCACCGGTAACTGGGGGTAGGTTTAACCTAGCTCGTGCTTCATTAGTGGTCAGAATACCGCCTTGCAGCCCCTTAACTGCTAGTTCTTGCATCGTTGCTGGGTCTGCACTGAACAGCTTGTCAGTGTTGAAACTGAATCGATTATCGCCAGTCGAAAGTTTAGCATCCATCTCACTTGTGAAGCAGGTAAAATACTGAATCAGCGTGTTTTGCAGATAAACCAAATTAGACTGTACGGCATTAGAGTGCTCGCTTTCGATACCCAGCCGATCCAGTGGTAACCCGAACGCTTTAGCAATCTGCTTCGTTGTCCAATCGCTAGAATTTACTAGATTCAGCACGTCAGTATTAACTTCGAGTTGCTTGTAATCCATATCATTGTCAAGAATGATGGTCTTGAGGGCATTGTCACCACTGTTGGCAGCTTCAAATTTGTTACGGATGTTTTCTTTGGCCTTGGTGTCTAGTTGGGTCTTGTTGACCTTAAGAATGCCTGTCCCTTGGACACCGGAGTTAAAGAAACCTTTCAGCAACGCATGTCCAGACTTTTGTACCCCAACCTCATCATGGAGGCTATAAAGTGGTGATAGTCCTTTGTAGCCGTCTTGTGTGAAGCACTTGAAGTGTAAGACCTCGCTGGCATTTAAACGCTGTGAGCGGCCACTGTCAGACGTGTATTCGTAGCTGATAATGCCGGTTGCATTATCTTGCTTAACCACCATTTGGCTGTTGGGGACTAACTCGAAGCCAGTAACTTGTCCGCTAGGATTTTTGGTAACCCGTGCAAAGCTGTTACCATTCAGCAACATGTTAGCTGCTAGAGAAAATTTAAATGCCCACGCGGTCATGTGATCATTGGGTGCTTTGTTAAGGAGCACGCTGATACGCTTGTCACTGTACTCAATCGGGTTGGTTGCAAGATCACTGGCGATCACGCGCACGGCCGTAAATACATCCGAATTACGTAAAGCACCAATACCCACATATAGGCCACTGTCGTTGCTGGTCATGCTGACAAGCGCATCTAAGAACGGTTCGCTGTTGTCATCGCGTGGTTGTGTTGTGTCATTCGTGAAAAAGCTCATTGTTTCACCTCCCTTTGTTGAAGTTGATAATGACTGCGACGGAGATCAGAGCCGTGCCGACTGCTAACATACCAACACCAAACCCGAACAGCCACCAGATACCGACAACCATACAGATCAGTCCCAGTAGTAACAGAACGGTCTGCACATTAAAAACTAAAGTCATCGCTCGAATAAAAGTCATTGTCTGCTACCTCGCTTTCCTTGCTTTGATTCATTGCAATTGTGTATGCATTCATCAGTGCGGCTATTGGATCGATCTTCGTAGCGTTGTGAGCCTTATCGATCAGTGGGTTGTTGTTGGAATCGTATTTCAGAATAGCGTTGTTCACCGCATAGGCCAGTAGTTGGTTGTCTGCATGCTTGATGAGGCCGTTAAAGAGATCATCACGGAACCGCACCGTTGGTATTGACAATGTGAGCCTACCTTGGCGAACTTCGACCATTGGCATATCTCGTTTTTCAAACTCTGGCAGTAGGTAATTAAACGACCATGGATCGTAACAGATGGCGCGCACGTTCCACTGGTTCCGTTCGATCAGGTCGAGAATGAAGCGCAAAACTTCGTCATAGTCGATCATGCCGCTATCAAGTTTGGTAATGCTACATTCGCCACGACTGGCACCACTGATGTAATCGAACCCGTCACGCTTTATCTTTTCTTCCAGTCCGTACTTCGTTCCCACGAATGAATGGCTGTCAGCATACAGATAGCCATCTTCTGGAACCAGCCACGAAATGCTAGTCAGGTCGCTAGACTTGGAAAGGTCAAGCCCGATATACACGTCCTTGTCTCTGGTGTCTGGTGGCTCGATAGTGGCTTTCTCCCAGTCGTCCAGACTGATGTAACTGTCTGCTCTGGCTGATTGCCACATGTTGAAGTTCTTGACGAGAATTGGCCGCAGGATTCCTTGCTTGGCTGCTAGATCAACATCAGCTTGCAAGCTAGGCCGCATTGTCCTTGCTCTTTCAGCATTAGCCAGTAGTGGATTGGACTTCTCCCAAGTCTCTGGCGCAAAGGCTTCGTCTTTGCTATCCTGCTCAAAAATGGCAATAAAATACCGATCAGCTTGTTCGCGACCGGTTAGGACTTTGGAAACGAATTTGTATTCCTTATACATAGGACCATTCAGGTCTGGTCCCGTGGTTGAGATGACGGCTAGTAAACTGTTATCACTGTTGATCTGGCCAGATTTGAGTGTTCGTAGAATCTCATCGGTACGAGCTAAGGCGAACTCATCAATAATAGCCAAGTCACTTTGATAGCCATCTAGGCTGTGCAGATCAGACGCAAGCGGCACGGCTCGGCTGTTGCTCGGCAAGTCAATGATCTCATTGCGGTTAATCCTCAAACGTTCTCGCACAGAGGTAGAAACTTTCCAAACTTGACGTAAGCCGCTAGACAACATATCGAATGCTAAGTGTGCTTGAGCGTTGCTGTTGGCTGTATAGACGATCTCTCGGTTCATGGCTGGCTTGTTCTCCCTGAGGAGATACAACGCACCTAGATCAGCCATCAGGAAGCTCTTACCATTCTTGCGTGCCATGCTGATGTAGGCTCGATCATACCGGCGGTTGCCAGTTTCCTTATCACGCCAGCCGAACAGCTCTGAAATCAACCACTTCTGAAACAGCTCTAACTTGAGTGGTGACCCATCACGTGCCGGCATCAGTTCGATGAATTCAATGGCTTTGTTGGCAAAGTCCTCATCGAAGTAATACGGCCATGGGTTCTTCTTGCGCTTGCTGGCTTTCAGGTCCCGCCGATAACGTCTTGCAGCTTGCTTGATCTTTTTACAAGCAACAATCTCACCGCTTAGCACCTTGTCAGTGTATTCAGCCGCATAGTTCATGATGACATCAGATCCGCGAACGGATCGTAAGGCTTCTTCTTAGTCTCATTCTTCACTGCCAACTTTGCCCGGCTGTAGACTGACAAGCCAAGCAAGTCATCAATACGGATCATCTGATTAGTGGCATCAAGTTTCATTTTTACTGCTGGGTTAGCTTTCACACTATCGGTGGTTTCAACCATCATGCCTTGTTCTTGAATCAGCTCGGCAGCTTTCTGAATGTCAGAATAGGCTTGGCAATGACTGGCAATCAGGGCAGCGTCCAGTTCGCTCACTGGAATGTCCTTCTTGAGTAACGGCACAATACGTTGCCACTCGGTCACGGCATAGTCATCAAGCCATGCGGGGGGCTGGTCAACTAATTCTTGATAGGTGAACAGGGATTCTTCCATGTCACGCCGATCGGCGAGCTTCTTCTTGCTCATCGTGCCGCGCATTTGCGTAATAGATTTCAGTGGTGCTCCCATCTTGATCACGTCCTTTCTTTATAATTACGATTAGACTTATCTAACTTAATTATAACACATTGTTTCTAGTTTACATAATATATTACGGTTATCACGGATTTTCAACAACGAAACTCCTATGCTTGGTTCCCAAGACTAGATTACCTAGCCCCCGTATTTATGTGGGGGTAGCGTGCCGCGTCTTCTACTTTCGTTTTGGTTCCGTGGCAGGCATTACACAGACTTTGTAAGTTGCTCTCGTCCAGTCTGCGGCTCCAGTCCACACGTATCGGCACAATATGATCTACCACGTCAGCTTGCACGTATAACCCCTTTGCTTGGCATCGTTCACACAGTGGATGTGCTAGACGGTACGAGTAAGACAGCTTGCGCCACGCTTTGGACTTGTAGAACTTAAAGTAACGACCACCGATTGCTTTGCGATATGCATAGCGTTCGTTGTCGGACGCTCGCGGTTCTGGCTGGTGCTTATCACAGTACCGTTGGTTGAACGGCACCATGGTGTTGCACCCAGCATGGTTACATAGCTTCATGATCATACCCGCACGCCTGCCTTTTCAGGTTCAGGCTTATCATCTTGATAGTAAAGCTGAACGGTTATCATATTATTGGGTGCAGAGTATACCCGAATAAATCCGACTTGCCACCTGTGTAGCACCATGAACTTGTCAATGACGCCGTTTAGTTCTCCTTGATACGCAGTATATTCGAATAGTTTCATAGTTCTAAGCTCCTTTGGTTGTCTTCTTGAGTGTCACAACATCGAACGCATTGGGATCATCATCGTAGGCAATGGACTGAATCGCGTACAAGGTGCCATTGATTTTTATCTGTGTGCTGTCATCTATCGCGTCAGTGTGGCGTACTACGATCGCTATGGTGTCCGCTAGGTCTGTGCCCGTGATCTGGTAGGTCTGTGTCACAGTGCGGTTATATGAGCCATAGAACAGGGTACCAGTCGTCTCAAACGTAGAGATGTTAATACCTGCACCAGTCCTGTGATTAACTGTCTTACCGATTTCAGCCACCTTGTTCAGGCGGGCAATTGAATAGTTCTTCATTCTATTCCTCCTGTAAAAATATTTGGTAAAATAGCGAAATTTTCGGCACTTCGGTGACAAACGTCTTGAAACGCCTATATGTCAACGTTCTTCTGTCACCGAACTTGAAATATTTTCGGTACATGTCACCGAAATTTTTGGTGACACAGGATCGATAGTAATTGTCACCGAACTTGTTTTTCTGTATTCATTGAGCGCGTTGGGATTGAACGATTGTCACCGAACTTCTGTGACACCTGTCACCAAAAATATCTGTTCTAATCCCTTGAGCGAGTAAGGCTGTCACCAAAGTGCAGAAAATATTGGTATTCATTTCGTTTTCAGTTGAATCTTGGATTTAGTAGCGATCCCGTTAGACGCAAGCCGATGTATCGCCGTGTACTACCGGTGTCATTGTCGAACCCTCTGCGGCTGCTTACTTTTTTCACTCCGTAAGCATCGAGTTTCTTGGTGATGGCTTGTGTCGTCGTTTTGTCCATATAGTTGTTATCTTGGCAAAAGCGCTTGTATTCAGCTGTAACCACCGTGGATGCTTCACCACGATCATCATCTAGGTTAATTTCAGCGTACTGGTCAAGGAACTCTTTGAAGTGGTCATTTGCGTCCAGCCACTCTTGGCTTGCATTTACTACCGAATCAGGTTTTGTCAGGCCACCGTTTTTAAGCGCCTTGGCAAACACATGCATGCATTTCATAGCGAAGCGTGGAGTTTCTTCGTCCATCTTGGCATCGTCAAACTGATCCCACCAGTGTGTATGTCGGGTGTCACCGTTAATCATCTTGATAACGATGACCCGATCAGCGAACCCGCTGCTATGATCACTGAATGCGGGCATTTCATTGGCACTGAACAGTAGCTTGGCATAATTCATAAACTTAAAGTTTTGAATTCCTTTAAACTCGGCTGGAATATAATCCCCACCAGTTAGTGACTTAATCGCGGCTGTGCTCTTGAGGTAATCAGACCCGACGTCTGCCACGATATTTGCTTCTTTGCCGTATAGATTGGCTGTTTCAAAACGACGATCACCATTGGCAAGGTCTGCTGGTTTTGATGCTGATACGTTTTCACGCCCGATGAGGTTAGTAATTCTGCGAATAAGTGTACTTTTGCCCTCGCCGCCGGTACCATACAACCATAGGAATGCTTGGAATGGACGGTAAGACCGATAGAACATATAACCGATGAATTCCTCAAATGTGATCGCGGCATCGCCCATCATGGCTTTTAGTAGTCTTTCAGTTTCTGGACATTCGTCCTTATTGGGATCTACCGCGTACTCATGGGCGTTCAGCATGTAATTGTCAGCGCTACTTTCCTGCATCTTATTGTTCAGTATGCTGTATGTGCCATTGGTGAACGCAACTAGTTCTGGATGAGGGTTCTCATCAAATGGTGATCGCTTACCATAGTCCTCGTTGTAGCTGATACGTTGCAAAAATCGTCTAACGCCAGTAATATCGCTCTCACGATATAGCCCCCATTTGAGCATCTCTTTAGTGGTTCGGCTTTCGGTAGTGATGGTGAACTCACCCTTGCCAAATGTGCGCCATGTCCCTTTGCTAGGCTCATAGATTGCACCCTCGGTTAGCCCGGGGAAACGCTCGATCCTTGTTCTATTCATAAAGTGATAACCATAGGCTAAGAAGTCCACCTTGATGTGCCGATGAATGGTCACACTTTTAGGATCGTTTTCGTCTTTCTGTTCTGACTGAAACCACACTTTTAGCCAACTTGGCAGCTTCTTAGCCAGTTCCTTGTTGTATGCTCGAATTCCTTTTTCAGTCTTATCTGGCGGATCTGGATACTTGTTCACGTCAAATGGTTCCAATGTGCTTTTAGAAACAACTTTGAGCTGAGTAAACTCAGGCGACTTGTTTAATTCTTCCTTCAAACTGTCCATATGCTTCACCGCCTAACTTCGACGCGCGATTTCGCGCTTGCTGATTGAATTGATGATTTTGACTAGCTCGCCATTAGGCAAGGGAGGCCGAACGTAGCGCTGATTGACGGTTTGAATGAGATCGGCACAGTTATCTGGATCGGCGCCAGAACGGAAGACTGAACCGGCGATGCTTGCCATCCACTGGTTACGGTTCCCCTCGTCTGTACCATCTACCAGACGATTAATAAAATGTCCAAACCATGAATCTGCGCTGCTGTAATAATTACTCATGTTAGGGTGGCACTGACGTTGAATTTCATCTAGTAACCACTGAGGCGCTGGGGCTAGCTTGGTGATCTTGTGCCCTTTAAGTGGTTGATACATACCGTTCTCGCGAATGCTAGGGAAAACCGGTACACCAGTCGCGACATAGTCGAGGCCGGTTTTTTCGCCATTCTTAGAGAATAAATCCGATCGACTGGTTAGCTTCAATTCCTTGGGATAGGTGAAGAAGATATGGAGTCCACCGTTTGGCGTTGTTTCTATATAGGTAGATGGAATCTGACCAGCACGACCATCAGCGCACAATTTAGCCAACGATTCATTGCCGTTAACTGCACTCTGATGACCCATATCAATGTCAAATATCAGCACACCGTCTAAGCCAATACCAATGTTATAATTAGGATGTTCACCCCACCATTTCTTGGCTTGTTCTGGGTCTTTGGTGGCATCTTTGTACCCATGCGAACCAGCAAGTGGTGTTCGTGTCTCTGGCGCAAGTGGATAGACTGCAAAGCCATGCTGCTGATAACCAAGCGCTACTTTAAGCACGTCGACCATCGACAGCATCTCCTTCCAAAAGTAAACGGCGAGCATCAATGATCATGTCAGCGACTGTGTCGGCCAGTGCTGATTGCTGTTCATTATTGATCTGATGTCGCAAGATATTCACCATTGCACTTGTATCGCTTAAAAGTGCTTGAGCGGTTGTATAGTAATCTTCCTTCATCATTTTTCCTCCTCATCATCTTCCGGAGGATCAAGGGCAGCAATCTGATCAGCGATAATGTCTCGAGCACCGTAGATTACGAATTTCCATGTATCAAAGTCACTAGATGCAGCACAAGCTACCATTGACGCGTTATCGTGTGATTGCTTGTCAGTAAACCGGCAAACGTATTCGCCGAATTCGTCAAGCATGGTGCAAAGAGCGAGCAGTGATCCTTGTGCTTTGCGTAATTCATACAGTGTGTTGTTCAAATCTAATGGCTTCTTAACAGTAGTTGAAACATTTTTCATATTAATGCCTCCATTTTTCTTGACAAAGTATCTAACTAGAGGCAAGCTAAAAGTCGATGTAGATCTTTTCGCTTGTCTTCTTCTCGCCTTGAGGTGCCACTCTTGGCGATTTTTTTGTGGCCTCGTTTAGCGAACGTTTCTCGGCTTTTTGAGCTTCCCAATACCGATCACAATCAGCATCAGCCTTTACAAACTGCGGCCACGTCCAGCCCCAACGGGTATTAATCATCTTCGGCATCGGCATCGTCCTCCTTGAGATATTTAAGGACAATCCGAGCATTCTGCTTGTCTGTTTCGGACGTAGCAGGATCGTTCAATAAAAGCATAGATTCGCTACGGGCTACAAAGGTATCGATGCACCAGCCTTCGTCAGTTTTCATAAAATGATCGTCTGAGTATTTCTGAAGATTCGGATAAAGCTCCTTTAACTCCGCTAGACTTTCTGGTTCATTGTTCACTGGTGGGTTGTCTACACACTTGATAAAGCCATTGTCCAAGGCATATTGTGTAGGCTCACCGTTTTCATCAATTAAGTTTGCTTCGACCATGGTGCGATATACCTCATCCTTACCAGCCGTTACGCCTTCAGATTTCAACCCCTCATAGAATTGCTCCACGAGTGATGGATAAACCACTTTCATAATGTTTCCTCTCTGGCGTTTTTACGCCTGCCATAAGTTACTTGTAATTACCATCAATATCCCCGCCCGCAAGACTTGGATTAAACTTGATGATCCACCATCCACTGATCAACCGATGACCGTTTGTAGAGTTTCATGCCATCTAACATGATCGTCGGTAACCCTTTGGTGGATAATTGATCGAGATACCCTGTACTGATACCTAAATACTGAGCTGCATCCTTACGTTTCATATACTCTGCAAAGGTATGTCTGCTTGCTGTCACTTTAAATGCTTCTAAAGCAGTCGAGTACATGTCGTGCTTTATTTGAGCTTCAAAATCATCCGGTAAGCTCATTGCGAAACTAATAGCCGTATTGCCCACGTCCTTTCTGTCTAATGCCATGACAATTGTTTCTTAGATGGATTGTATTCAATTAGTTCACTGAGACTGACACCCAAGTAATCGCACAACGTTTTCAACGTAATAAGATTGACATTCTTTGCACGACGATAATAAAGTCGTACAAGAGTTGAACGTGCTATTCCTGTAGCTTTGTATACATCAGTAATTGTTACAAGCCGGTCACCCATAATAGCTGCAAGATGGTTTTCCATTTTATAAGCTCCTTTTCTGGTTTTTTTGGTTTTTTGACAACTTAAGTTGTCAATATCTGTAGTTTACACCCTTCGTTTATCTTTGACAACCCTTCTTGTCAAAAGCACAATTTAAATTGTGTTTTATGTATACTTCTTCTATAATTCTGTCTGAGGTGATTAAATTGATTCGTAACAAATTAGCTGCTCTACTCGCTGAGCGTTCTTTAAAAATTACAAAAGTCGCCAATGAAACTGGGATTTCAAGAAATACAATTACCAGTACCGCACAAAATGATGGCAAAATGATACAGCTTGAGACAATTAATGTTCTTTGTCAGTTTTTGAACGTTAAACCAGAAAACTTTTTTGAATATTTGCCATACGACTTTCGTACAAATACCTATATAACAGATATAGATGTCGATAATTATGGACAAGATGGAATTACAATACACAAGTTAGTCGCCGACCTATTTCTCCGGAAAACAAGCTATGCACCGATGAAAAAAATGGAGTTTGATTTTACCATCGAGTTGATGAAACCAGCATCTCCAAAACCGATAGACGCCAGCTTCTCAGACTATACTTTGACTATGTTCATCTCTATTGATTTAGCTGATAAAACCCAACTTAAGCCATTAAGCGAAGTTTGGATGAATTTAACAGCTGGATTTAGAGATGACCTAAAAAAACAAATTGTTCGTGATGTCACTAAAAGCTTAAAAGAACAGATAATAGAGTCTGATAAGGTTAGAATTAACAGCAATATAATCACAAATGCAGAGCTATTTTTTGAATTTAATTTCGAATCCGATATATTGGCTCTCTGATACTCTAAGTTTCCTTACATACCCCGCCCGCAAGCTGGTACGGAGGGAAAAACATGGCAACAATCAAACGTTACAAAAACAGCGGCGGAGATATACGATATGAAATCTTTGTTTCCGCCGGTATTGATGAACTAACTGGAAAAAAGCGTCGCATTCATAAGCGAGGCTTCAGAGACAAAAAAGAAGCTGCCCTAGCAGCATCCAGATATACCTTAGATGCTGATGAAGGCAACTTATCGACTAATAGAAGTATGACGTTCAAAACGGTTTATCTTGAATGGGATGCAGCTTATAAGAATACCGTGCGAGAAAGCACGTATGAGCGCACCTATATACAAGTTAAGAAACACGTTTTACCGCTTTTTGGTAACAAACCGATTAACAAGATCACCACAGCGCAGCTACAGCAGGCCGTGAACCAATGGTCAAAGCAAGTCACTAGGAACTACCGAAGATGGCTTACAACTACCAGTCGCATTCTTCGCTTTGCTTTACGCCGTGGCTACATTAATAAAAACCCGGCTGACCTTGTCATCATTCCAAAAGAGAAAGAACAGATCGGTGATGTTGCTGCGAACTTTTGGGATAAGCAGGAACTAACAAGGTTCTTCAGTTATATTGATGCAAAGCAAGAACCACAGAAGGCTGCGCTCTTCAGAATACTAGCCTTTGGTGGCCTTAGACGTGGTGAATGTCTAGCACTGACTTGGAAAGATATTAGCTTTACCGACAGCACAATAACGGTCAACAAGACGCTATCGCAGGGCATGAACGGCCGTCAGCTTGTTCAGCCACCTAAGACGCGGAAAAGTAGAAGAACTATCACCATGGATAGCAAGACAATGTCTGCATTGAAGCACTGGCGGCTTGTTCAGCTACAAAAGTATATGGCTTTAGGATTTAACACCAATAAACCTGATCAGCTTGTATTTTCAAACAGCAAGAATAAGCACTTGCTTTTACACAAACCTGCTGATTGGCTTAAATCGATTGAGGATACTCACAAGATTGAACACCGTATTACAATTCATGGCTTCAGGCATTCACACGCAAGCGCCTTGTTTTCTGCCGGTGCCACAGTCAAAGAGGTTCAGGAAAGACTAGGCCACTCGGATGTCAAAACCACTCTCAATATCTACACCCATGTAACAAAGAATCAGAATAAAGAGGCCGTTAAGAAGCTAGTTGCATATCTCAATTTTTGA